TTAATGACTAAATAGTTCTTTACAAGAGAACTAGATTATGTTATAATGGTGGGGTTAGGAACTTAAAACGTTTCTTTCCTCACCGCCTTACTAGGAATGAATAATGGACTATCCAATTATTAAAGAGCCTAAGAATGCAGTTGTTAAAGATAAGCCTAGTAATATGGCTGCTCCAAAAGCAAAAGCACCAAAAGGTCTCGGTAACACCCAAGCAGTAGAGAATCAAGGCGGTCAGTTGTCTGGCGTTAAAAAGAAACGCATGACTCCTGTAGCTAGTATTAAAAATCACTCGTAACACTTTCTTATCCTAAACGTCTTAATTGACGTGAACCCATCACTTTTAGGAGATACAAATGGGCACACCAACAAGATTTACATACGGTCTTGCCACCGTTGCTAAAGGCAAACCACTAGGCGATTATCCATTGCCAGACCCTTTCCATACCACGTCTGACCCAGGCGTAAGCGTATTTACATATCAAAATGACTTCACAGACTTAGGTGCTGCTGCTGCTCGTACAATCACTGGCGGTGCTGCTTTTGCATTGGCTGATGGCTTAAACGGTATTGGTGTTTTGACACCAGTATCCGCTACTGCTGCTTCTGTGTATCGTACTGCTGCTTCGTTCCAGTTTATTGCAGGCAATAAGTTCTGGTTCTTACACCGTCTAAAAGCTTCTGCTATTGCAGGTGCTATGGTATTGAACTTTGGTATGTCTAAAGTTAGCGGTGGCACTATTGCTACTACTGACCGTCTATACTTTACCAAACCAGCTTCTTCAACTTCTTTGAACTTGGTTTCTGTAGTTAACAACGTTTCTACAACATTGCTTACAGGTATTACTACTGTTGCTGCTGATACGTACCTTGACGTAGGTTTCTACTACGATGGTACTGACTTGCAAGTGTTTGTTTCTGACAACATGATTGCTCGTGTATCAGGTGTTACTATCGGTTCTGCTAGTACTACTATCAGTAACGCTTTAATGTCGCCTTTCTTTGGTCTGACTCCAGTTGCTACCGAGACAGTTACTATCGACTACGCTATTATTGCCGAAGAAACTACACGTTAATAAGGGGCTACTATGACAACTACTACATCGATTCAAACGTTAGTAGACGGCCCACGTAACGTAGTTATTAAGTATGAAGGTACTTTAACAACGACTGATGCAACTTATAAACAAATTGTTCTTCCTTCTTTATTAAGTGATTTTGATATTAACGGAGTAAAGGCTAATCGCCTCCGTATTAACAAGATTATTTATGACGTTGAAGACCTTTTGACAGTTAATTTATTATGGGAAGATACAACTGCTGCCAGTAATAAAATTATCTGGAACTTAGCAGGTCGTGGTAAAGTAGATGCTTTCCGTTTTGGCGGTATCATTAATAATGGTACACCAGCACCTACAGGCGGTATTACTTCAAGCTTTGACTACGAAGGAACAGCACAAACGTTGACTTTTACAATTATTCTTGAGTTGGTTAAGCAACACACATGATGAACACTAATCTTAACGCTAAGGAAATCCAATTAATTGCTACCATCACTCGTGCTGACGGCAGTGTGGAAGAACTTGGCGTTATAGATTATTATCATCAAAATCCAATCAAGAGACTTATCTGGAGAATTAAAAAATGGCTACATTACTAGTCAATACAGGTAGGGCTATTATTACTAGCCGTTTAAATAGCGGTGGTACTGTTCCTCAATATGTCGGGTGGGGAACTGGTGCAGGTACTACTGGTGCTACGGATACAACATTATTTACTGAGGTACTTCCACGAGTTAGTGGTACTGTATCTCAGGTAACAACATCTACTACAAATGATACATTTCAAGTAGTTGCAACACAGACTGCTGGTACGACTGAGACAATCACGAATGCTGGTTTATTTGATGCTTCTACATCTGGTAACTTGTTTGTAAAGGGTGACTTTACAGGTATTGCTTTGAATAACGGTGATAGTATTGCTTTTACATTCAAAGTACAGTTTAGCTAAAGTAAAATAATAGTTTTATAGATTAGGCTAGGCTCGCTACCGAAAGAGAGTTTACTCAGCTCTTTGCCTAATTCTTTAATTGAGTTTTAATTGGAGAATTAAATGAAAAAGTGTATTAAATGTAACATTGAAAAACCATTAGACAGTTTTCCTTATAGAAATAAATTAAAAGGAACACTACATAGTGGATGTAAAGAATGTAGAAACATTGCTCAAAAACAACGTTGGAATAAAAATACTAACGGAGCCAGAGACAAAGGTAGAGCAGCTTCTAGAAATTATAACTATAAAAATCGTTATAATATGCCTGAAGAAGTTATACAACAATTATTAAAAGATGCTCATGGTAATTGTGAAATATGCGGTCAGCATACTAAGTTGTTTGTAGACCATTGTCATACTACTGAAAAATATAGAGGACTGCTCTGCAGAGCTTGTAACTTAATGCTAGGATATGCTAAAGACAATTTGGATACTTTATCGGCTGGTATTAAATACTTACAGGCTGAGGCTAGCTAATGGCAATAAATGGTTCTAGTATAAATAGAGTAGCAATCGATGCAAGTGATAACATCACGTTAACGCCTACATTAAGTGTTACTTCTACAAGTACTAGTACCATTACTAAAGTAATAGCATATTTAAGAACTCTTTTATATGTTGTTACTTCAGTATTAAGTATTACAAAAGCAATTACAAGAACATTAAGTGTTATTGTTACTTCACTAGCTACTTTGGTTAAAATACCAAATAAGCTTTTAGCTGTAACAGTTAATAGTCTTGTCACAATAAGCAGAGCTATTAGAAAGATAATGTCTACTATTAGCGAAGTAGCTATAGTAGTTTTAACAGAAAGTTCATTTCATTTAGTATTGCTTTCTGTGACTGAAGTAACTGTAGTATCCTTGAAAAAAGCTATAGCAATAACTAAGAACATTGCAGTAACTGGTTTGCCTAGTTTGTTTAAGAGTATTACTAAGACAATTAACCAAGTAGTAGTAAGTGCAGTAACTATAGCAAAGTCTATAACTTTCTTAAAAGTCATTACAAGAACAGTTACAGGCACAGTGTCTATATTAAAGAACTTCTTTTTCTTTAAGTTATTGTCTGTAACAGTTACATCTACTGCTAGTATTGCAAGAGCTTTTCTAAGGACATTAAGTGTATTAGTTGTTTCTACCGCAACTCTTTTAAGACGTGTAGGTAAGCTGTTAGCGGTAATCAGCACCTCAATAGTCCAGCTTTTCCCTGCTATTATCCAGAAGTTTGGAGCTGTAGCCAAGTTTACCTTCATTGTCGGGCCTAAGAAGTTAATGACAATGGTAGTTAAAGACAGAGATATTTTAGTCGAAAAGGCTGATAAAACTTTGACTTTTGTTAAAAATCGTGTTATAATGTTATGGAAGAAACATGGCTGAGTCCTTTTCTTATAAAATTACTACTGAAAGTGAGTTGTTCACTTTTGACTTTACGCAGGTTCTAACTGCTGCAGAGACTATTCTGACGGCAGTTTGTACTGTTATTGTGATGAACGGAGTAGACCCTAGTCCTTCTTCTATTCTACAGTCTACTGCCATTATTGTTAATAAGACTGCTTCCCAACGAGTAGTTGCAGGATTAGCTGAAGTAACCTATCGTCTAGAGATGACAATTACTACATCACTAGCAAACACCTATGTTGGTGTAGGTGACTTAACTATCTACGACGCTTCTCAAGTATGAGTTATTTTTCTCGTTATGACCGTGGTGACTGGGCAGTACTCTGCGACGCTTGTGGTCGTAAGATGCGTGCTACAGACTTACGTCAACGTTGGGACGGTCTTAAAGTCTGCCCTGATGATTGGGAGCCGAGACAGCCACAGGATTTCGTTCGTGGTGTAGCAGATTACCAAGCACCTCCTTGGACAAGACCAGAGCCTCAAAATCAATTCATTAAAGTCTATAGCTATAACAGGTTAGTTAATGGCTTCCTAGTAAACACTATTACAGTAGGATAATTCAATGTCACGTCCTTTATTTACAAACAACGCTGCTTCTGCATTAGCTCAGGCGATTACGCCTACAGATACTATTCTGAAGCTTACGCCAGGAACAGGTAGTTACTTTCCACAGCCTACTGGTGGAAACTATTTTATGCTGACACTGATTCAGATTACTAATCCTGAGGTATCTGAAATTGTACAGTGTACAGCCCGTGTCGGTGACGTATTAACTGTTGTAAGAGGACAAGAAGGAACACAGCCTCAAATCTTTAACCTTAGCGATAACGTAGAACTCCGCATCACTGCAGGTAGTTTAAATTTACTTGCTTCTGGTAGAGACACAGTAACAATATTTGAAGAATATCAAACAGCAACTGCAGGACAAACTATATTTACTATAGGTTCTTTTGCTTATTTAGTTGGGTATAATGCACTGGCTGTGTATATAAATGGCAGTAAACAAATTATAGGTTTAAATTATTTAGAAACGTCTACATCTGTTATTACTTTTAATTCTGGTTTAAATGCTGGTGACATTGTTGAATTTATTTTTGTAGAAAATATCTATGCCTAATATGCTATTCGCAAACAACTGTAACACTACTTTAAACGGTGGAATTACTGCTATAGCAACCTCTATGGTTGTTACATCTGCGACAGGCTTTCCTTCTCCTACAGGTTCACAATACTTTTATTGTACGTTAGCTGACGCTGCTACTCAAACAACTATTGAAATTGTTAAAGTAACTGCAGTATCAGGAACAACATTTACTATTGTTCGTGGTCAAGATGGAACTTCGGGAACTATTTTTGCTTCAGGTGCAGTGGTATCTTTACGTCTTGTTCGTGCAAACCTTAATGATTTTCCTAAACTAGACGAAGCAAACACATTTACTCAAGCACAAACATTTAGTGCTTTAACATCTGGAAGGGTGCCATATTCAACTACTGGTGGTTTACAAACAGATTCTGCAAACTTAACTTTTGACGGAACTAATTTAAAAACAGGTGCTGGTGGTACAGGGGCTACAAGTTCTTATTTTGCTATTGATGGTTCTAGTGCTACTAACTATGGCTCTTATTTAGCATTTAGACGAAATGGCTCAGATAAAAACTATATTGGTCAATTATCAGCAGTAACTGCTAGTAACGCTAATGATATGCTTTTATGGGCTAATGGTGCATGGAATATTCAATTTTACACCAATGGCGCACAAGCACAAACCATATTTAGTTCTGGCGGTGTTTCCATTGGTAACACTACAGACCCAGGTGCGGGTGTTTTATTTGTATCTTCAGGTGTACGCTTTCCAGCCACTCAAGTAGCTAGTGCTGATGCAAATACTTTAGATGATTATGAAGAAGGTACTTGGACACCAAACTTTTCTGCTTGGACAACAACACCAGCAACATACGGAGTTTGGGCTACCTATACAAAAATTGGCAGACAAGTTTTTATTCAATTGCGTGGGTATGGGGGTACGAACACTAACGGCATTGCTATAACTGGGCTTCCTTTTACACCTTCAGAACTTCCGTATGGAACTGGGCTTGCAGTTGGTTCTGATAGTAGCGCAGGATTTCGAGGAACATTTACTTCAAGTGGGCTAGTTATATCCTCAAATGCAGCCCCATATTGGTGGGGTTTTTCTGGAACTTATTTTGTTTAAGGATTTTATATGGTGTTAACTAAAGAAATAGTAGTAGACCAAATTACAATAACCGAAAACGGCACAGTCTTATACCGTGAAGCTACACGCATCATAGAAGATGGCAACCAAATTAGCCAAACTTATCATCGTTCTTCACTTGTACCTGAAGCTGATTTAACTGGCGTACCAGCTAATGTTGTAGCTATCTGCAATGTTGCTTGGACACCTGAAGTTATTGCTGGGTATAAAGAACAACAAGCAAAGGCAATCGTATGACTACATTAATTCCAAAATTTGATTTTAAAGATGGTGGAGCTACACCTACAGGTGCGGTAAATAGACCTATTAATCAAAAACTTGCAGAAACCGTTTCAGTACACGATTTTGGTGCTGTTGGGGATGGTGTTGCTGATGACACCGTTGCTATTCAAAATGCTTTAGATAGCTCGACAGACAACATTGTTGTGCTTCTTGGTGGTAAAGGTTATTCGTACAAAATCACAGATACTTTAAACATTACTGGAAGTTACAAAGTTTTAGATGGGCAAGGCTCTGCTATTAGTGCTGTTTTTGCAAGTAAAACAGCTATTGCAATTCGCCCCCTTTCTACTGAAACACAATTGTTTTCAGGTGTTTGCAATATTGATTTATATGGAAACCTTGCAACTGGCGCAAGTAATATTGGAATTCAAATTTCAGGCAAGTCTTATAACGCACAAACAGAAAATATCAAAATTAATTATTTTGGGTTAGGTCTTGGTAGTGGGTATGGTTTTCATGTTGTGGGCGGAACTGGCGGTGGAAATGCACCTTATTTTGGCGACCATTTTAATATTAAAGTTAATCAATGTCATGTGGGTTTTGTAATTGAAGGAGCTAATTCAACTGATGTAATAACAACTAATAATTTTACAAATTGTTATGCTGCTACTTGTGATGATATTGGTATGTATATGCTTAATTGCACAGGTAATACGCTTATCAATTATGTTGCTGAATCAAATGCGGGCATTGGGCTTCAACTTAATTATGTAAATGGGTTATACGCTATTGGTGGATTTATTGAGGGTAATACTCCAAATATTCAAATTACAAATTCAGGTAGCAGTGTTGCAAATTTTCTTGGATTTAACACAGCACCACCCGTAAGCACCGTTGCAAATTACGCAAACATTCCTGCATTTTATTTAGCATACGCAACACCAGCAATTAAAACCATTGGCTCTCCTATTATAAGTATCGCTACAGACGATATTATTCCGTTTTCACAGGGTAAATTGACTATCATGGTTCGTAGTGGTGAATATGCAGAATTTCTTTTAACTCAAAATGGCGGTGGTGGTGGTCAAGCTACTGAAATTTTAGCTACAGGTTCAGTTAACCCAACTTTTTGGTCAACAACTAAAGATAGTTCTAGCAAATGGAATGTGTATTGGAATAGTACAACTAATCGTTATGAATTTCAAAGCAAACGACCTTCTGCTCTTATATGTTTTCAACAATTTGTAGAATCATCTTAATATAATGACCCAACTGCTCTATACCGAACAAAATGAATAATATGAAAATATTTACATTAGAATACAACGAAGCAGCATTTATTATTGCAACTATTGGTCGCCTGCCTATTGAATCAGGTGCTGCTTCAATCTTTGCAAAACTACAACAACAGGCTGCGTTGATTACGCCTCCTACAGAACCAACTTTACCACAAGAATAATCCTATGTCCGACCAACTAGAAACCAGAGTAGTGCGTCTTGAAGTTTATTCAAAGAATCACGCTGAAGACATTAAAGAACTTCGTGAAACTACAATAGACTTAAAAGGTACTATGCACTCTATTGAGAAGAACTTAGCACAGATTAAGTATATTGCAGTTGGTGCTTTAGTTGTTATTGTGGCACAGTCCCTCGGCTTAGACAAAGCCATACGTATTTTATTCGGAGCTTAAATGTCATCTACATTCAGTGTTACTCGTGACCAGATTATTACCTTAGCCCTTCGTAAGCTAGGTGTCTTGGAACTAGGCTCTGTTCCTGATTCAGAGACTGTGGCTAATGCGTCTTTAGCTTTAAACCTTTTTGTTAAGCAGATGGCTACAGAAGGCTTAAAACTTTGGACAGTAAATGAACTGGTCGTCCCTTTAGTTAATGGACAAACTGAATACGTCTTAGGGCCTGTATCACAGAACCCTACTACTGACTTGGATACTCCTAAGCCTTTAAAGATTATCCAAGGATGGTTACGTCAGATTACTGTAAGCCCTCCTATTGATATTCCTCTGCAGATTCTGAGTCAACAAGAATACAACACTTTAGGCTCTAAGTTTAGTACTGGTGTTGCTAACTCTATTTATTATCAGATTCGTCAGAACTCAGGTAATCTATACGCTTACTTGACTCCTAACTACAATGCTGCATACCAGTATGAACTGCATGTCATGGCTCAACAGCCTATCGAAGACATCAATTATGGTTCTTCTATTCCTAACTTCCCTAATGAATGGATGAATACTCTAGTATGGAACTTAGCAGACCAGCTTGCTATTGAATACTCTGTACCTACAGGACATCGTCAAGAGATTGCTGCAAGAGCTAAAGCATATCGTGACCAATTAACAGACTGGGATGTTGAATCAACTTCTACATTCTTCCAAGCTGACCTTCGCATGTCTAACGTGACCTTTGGACAACCAAACTAATGCCACTACAAAGAATTCCTTTATCTCAACCTATTGAGACTCGGAATGGTGATTTACAGACCGATTCCAAGTGCGTCAATGGTTACTTTGAATCACGAGATGTTAAGCGTGAGTTTATTAAGCGTCCTGGTTTAGCAATTCAAACTGTAACGCCTACTTTGCCTTCTGCACAAGGTCAAGGTATTTACCTATTTAAAGGATTCTTATATGCTGTCGTTAACAATATTCTGTATAAAATTGACCCCAGCACTTATGTTTCAACTGTTGTTGGTACGCTTACAGGAGCTGTCCAAACTTGTTACTTTGTTCAAACCTTAGATAGTACTTATTTATTTGTACATAACCAAACTAATGGTTATTTAGTAGATGGTTCTACTGGTGTATTTAGTCAGATTAAAAACGATAACGTAGCTTCTGTGGACATCATTACTGGTGGTCTAAGCTACACAAACCCTACAGTAACTTTCTCAGCCCCTTCAGGAGGCGGTGTAACAGCCACAGGAACGGTCACAACTACAGGTAGTGGTGTAACAGCAATTACTGTTACTGCGTCAGGCTCAGGCTTTACAAGCACTCCTACAGTGGTTATTGGTACTGTATGGTCTGCAGGTTTAACTGTAGCTGCTCAACAACAAGTTTATTATGGTAACAATCTATATACCTACACAGTAGGCGGTGTTACAGGCTCTACAGCCCCTACTTTTACTAGCGGTACAGCTACTGACGGTACAGCTACGATTGCCTTCTCAGGCTTAGTTGCTAAAGCTATTGCTACTATTAGTAACGGTGGTATTAATGCCGTAACCATGACTTTAGACGGTAGTGGCTACAATGCTCCTCCTTTAATTACTTTCTCAGGCGGTGCAGGCACAGGTGCTACTGCAGATGCTACATGGCAATCAGGTATTATTGAAAGTGTTACCATTACTAATGGCGGTTCAGGATATACATCTTCAGACAACATTATAGTTACTTTTGTTGACATTACAGGTTCAGGAGCCTCAGCTACAGCATTGTTAAATGCTTTTCCTTCAGGACCTTTAACGCCTGGGGCAGTATTCTTAGATTCTTACATTGTTATAGGTACTGTAGCTGGTAGACTGTATAACTGTGATTTAGGTAATCCTACTATTTGGAATGCTTTAAACTATGTTTCAGCCGAATCTGAGCCAGATAATCTAGTAGGTATTGCTAAGCATTTAAACTACATTTTAGGGCTTGGTCAGTGGTCTACAGACTTCTTCTATGACGTAGGTAACTATCCTGGCTCTCCTTTAAGTGCTGCTCCTTCTTATAAGTTTGAAGTAGGCTGTGCTAATGGTAACTCTATTGTAAGCTTTGAGAATACAGTGCTCTTTGTAGGCATTTCTAAAACCACAGGTACTGGTGTCTATGGTATTGATGGCACAGCTCCTGTAAAGCTCTCTACTGTCTATATTGACCGTATTTTGAACAACAGTAATATGCAAACTGTTACTGCTTATTCTTTTAGATTCAATGGACATCCTTTTTATGTCTTGACTTTACATGATTTAAATGTTACAATAGTATACGACGTATCTGAGAAAATGTGGCATCAATGGACTATGTGGGCTGTTGGTAATGCTACTTCAGGTGTTCCTGGAGTCTATGCAGAACAGTACTTCCGTCCTAGTTACTTTACAGGTGATGGTTTAACTTATTATCTTTTAGATGATGATAACGGAACTCTTTACACTCTATCAGATTTGTATTATAATGACGCTGGTGCTCCAATTTATTATCGAGCTGTAACAGACATTGTTGATAATGGAACTACCAAGCGTAAGTTTTACAATCGAGTTGAGATTATTGGTGATAAAGCTCCTGCTACGATGAACATTCGTCATAGCGATGATGACTACAAATCATGGTCTCCTTATCGTACTGTAAGCCTTAATGCGCCTCGTGCTCAGATTTATCAAACAGGTCAGGCACGTCGTAGAGCTTGGGAATTCTTATGTACAGACAATCAACCGTTAAGACTTGATGCTGCTGAAATAGACTTTGAAGTTGGAGATTTAGAAGGCGGTGGTCCTGCCCCTACTCAGTATCGGAAATAGAATGAACGAGCAGTTACCAACAAAGTTATTAGAAAATAAAATAGATAACTTAACCAAAGAACTGCTAAAGCAAGAACAAGCTGATTGTCCTGTAGTTCATCACTTTGGTCCTGGTCTTTACATTAGAGAAGTAACTTATGGTACTGGTACTTTAGTTGTAGGTCATTTCCATAAGCAACCTCATTTATGTGTAATGTTAACAGGTAAAATGTTATTTGTTAATCCTGACGGAAACAAGGTTGAAATAAGTGCTCCTAAGTCATTTATAGCATCCGCAGGTCGTAAAGTAGCTTATGTATTAGAAGAAATGACTTTTCAAAACATATATGCTACAGAAGAAACAGATGTTGCTAAATTAGAAAAGATGTTGTTTGAAGAGAATGAATTTCTTGAAGAACATCTTAAAGAACAAAATAAAATATTAACTTATGACCATTCAATAGATGTTGAAGACTTTGAAAAAGCAATGGCAGAGTATAAGTTAGATTTAAATCTTGTTCGACAAATATCAGAATACGAAGGAGACCAGATACCTTTTCCACAAGGAAGCTACAAAGCAATGGTGTCTGATTCCAAAATTGAGGGTAAAGGTTTGTTTGCTACAGGAAATATTCAAGAAGGTGAAGTTATTGCCCCTGCTCGAATAAATGAAAAAAGAACTCCTGCTGGTAGATATACAAACCATTCCAAGAATGCAAATGCAGTTTTTGTTTTACGAGATAATGAAGATATTGACTTGGTAGCCTCTAAACCAATATCAGGAATGCGTGGAGGCTTATTAGGTGAAGAAATTACCATTGATTATAGACAGGCTCTGAGCCTTTATAAGGAAACAACATTATGTCAGCTTCAGTTGCAGCCTCAGTAGTAGGCTTAACAGTAGGTGTAAACGCCCTCACAGGGAATCCATTAGGTTTAGGTGGTAGCAGTGGCGGTGGGAGTAGCGGAGGTGGCTCAGGCCAGTATGACCCCTATGGTCAATACCGTGGTCAAGCTGCTACACAATTAAATACTTTGATGAATAATCCATCAATGGCTATGTCTCAGCCTGGTTATCAACAACAGTTACAACAAGGCATGAGAACTACTCAGCGTGGTGCTGCTGCCACTGGTATGCTTCAATCAGGTGCTGAGCAAAATGCTTTACAAAACGTAGGGCAAAATACTTTTGGTTCTTTTTACAACTCACAACTTGCTAACTTAATGCAATTATCAGGTGCTTCTCAGTCTCCTGCTGCTGCAGGAATGGCTCAATCACAAGCTGCTACATTAGCACAGAGTCGTCAATTCGGTGCTATTAATCAAGCTACTTCTGCTCTTGGTGCTATGGGTAATTTGTTTGGTGGTACAACTCAAACACAACCTTTTGGTTATTCTGGAATGAGTTCTGGTATGTCAGGTGGTTATACTGGAAATGTTTACGATGCTTCAGGTAACTTATCAAGCAGTGGTAATGCTGCTCCTGCTGCTGCAGACTGGGGAAGTGCATTTGGTGGTACTACTGGAATGGGCGGTTAATCATGGCAGAACAAACAGCAGTTGAGGCATTTGCTTCTGGCTACGGAGCAATGAAAGGTGTCACTGAAGACATCGCTTCTAAAAATATATTAAGCCAAGCTTACGCAGGACAAACACCTGAGGATATAAAAGACCCTATTAAACAAGTAGCTACTTTAAACCAAGCTGCTGGAATGCTTAATAGTAAAGGTTTATCTTCTGCTGCTTATAAACTACAAAAGCAAGCTGGAGATTTATCTACAGATGTAAATAAACAACAACTTGATACTTTAAAAGTTAAACAAGGTGAATTAGAATACGCTGGTCAATTATTACAAAGTGCTGGAGATGAGTCTTCTCTACAAAGCGTAATTAATCAAACTGTTAAAGACCCTGCTGCTCGTATGTCTGTAGAATCTATTATGAGAAATCCTAATTTAGATTTTAAAACTAAAAAAGCAGAACTTATTAAAATGACTGAGACTGCTGACCAGCATTTAAAAGCACAACAAATTGCTGCCACTGCTGCTAATACACTTTCTCAAATACAAAATAGAGTTGATGATAATGTAAGAGCAGATAAAAAGAATGCTATAGAGCAAGCAAAACTATATACAACAGCTAATGTTCCTATTCCTGTTGAAATTGCTAAGGCTGCTGGTTTACCTGTTCCAGGTGGCGAAGCTCCTTCAACTTTCTTAGCTGGTAGAGGAGCTGCAGAAGCCCCAAGTTATGATACAGTAGCTGAAGGCGGTGCTTTAGGTAAATATGGAATGAAACCTAAAACATTAGACTTGTTACGTAAAATAGACCCTTCTTTACCTAAAACTAATGAAGAATATTTAAAAGACCCTAAAGCTCAAGATAAAGCTGCTTCTCTTCTTGAAAAAGAAAATGAAAAAGAAATTAAAAATTCTGGTAATAAAGTAACTCAAGTTAATAAAGATTTATTTTATCGTTTTGGTGCTCCCGACGCAACTAAGATTCTTAATGCGTATGATAAAAATCCTAACACTAAAATTGACTCTATTGTTGGTGCTCAGGTTATTAAAGAAAACCCTGACCTTGCTGGTAAAACAGTGGCACAGGCTATTGCTGGTAATGTTTCTGTAGAAAAACAACCTGCTCCTGGTTTAAGTTTAGATAAACCTAGTAGAGGTGCTTCTAAACCTTCTACAGATACTCCAACATCTTTTGTAGGCTCTACAGGTGCAACATACGCACCTAAAGATGAAAGAGAAACTCAGCTCTTTGCTAACGTTGCAGGTCCTTATAAAGAGCCTGGTGTTAATAACATTAAAACAAATACTAACGTAACTGTTGCAGCCAATGAAATGAAAATTGGTTTAGACAACATGGCTATTCTTACTAATAAAGGTGAGAAAGTTCCTTCTCGTGGTGCATTTAGTAATCTTAAAACAGATACTTTCTTTGGTGCTGCTGCGTCTGCTGCTACAGGTCCTATGTCTAACGTAGCAACACAGCAATTTGAAGCCTTAGCATTACCTTTAATTCGTCAACAAGCTACTCTTATCTTAGGTACAAGTGCTTCTGAAACAGATAGAAAGAATCTTGAAAAGTCATTAATGACACAAGCTTTTGCTCAGAGTCCTGTACTAGCTTATCAAAAGCTTGCTGAGTTTGCTCAGTCGGCTAGAGCAGGTATTGAAGGTCAAGCTTCAAATCCTACATTAAATAAATCTCAACGTGAGTCTCTTGTTAAATCTTATCAAGCTATTAACAAAGCATATCCATATACTCCTCAAGATGTCTTTACTTGGCAAAACCAAGTTAAAGAAGGAAGTAAACAAACTTTTGGTAATTATGTAGCTGAGAAATATCCTGAAAGTGGCGGAAATACTACTACACCAGAAGGTAAGCCAACAGCTCCTATGAGTTCTTTCCTTATTAAAAAGGATTAATATGCCAGTAAGCTTTGATACAGCTAGAGCTACTGCAGGAATAGCACCTTCTAAAGTAACTCCAAAAGAAAGTGGTTTTGCTCCTGCTGTAGACACAGCTAAGGCTGTTGAGCCTAAAGCTGAAGTAAATGTACAGTTTGATGTAGCAGGTGCTAAAGCTGCTGGTCATTCAATGGATGAAATTGCTTCTTTTGTTTCTCAAGAAGCTAGTTTTGATAAAGATGCTGCTGAAAAAGCTGGATATAAGCCTGAAGATATTGTTGGCTTTTTAGTTCCTTCTTTTAAACAACAACAACAAAAAGAACAAGGTAAACAAGAAGGTGCTAGATTAGGTTCTGATATTACAGAAACATTTGGTAGAGACCCTTCTAAAGCTAAACTTAGCGATGCTAGTGAATATGCTAAAACTATTGGTACAAGTGCTGCCATAGGAGGCGGTATAGGATTAGTCGCTGGTATGGGTGTTGCTTCTGTTCCTACAGCTATTGCTGGTGTAGTACTAGGGGCTGCTTCAGGTTTAGCAGAACAAATAACAAAAGATTTAGGTTTTGGTACAGGAACACAAGTAATAGCAGGTCTTGCTGCAGGTGCTAAGTTACCTACACAAGCTATATCTACAGGATATAAAGCACTGCTTGGCAATTCTGTAGAAACATTTATTGCTAAGAAAATGGCCTATAAAGTAGGACAAACTACTGGTATTCCTGGAGCAGGTTATGCTGCACAAGGCATGGTAGGTAAAGCTAAAGAATTCTTTACTGGTGGTGCTAAAGTAGATGCTCAGGCAGGTGCTAAAGCCTTTGGTGAGACAGAACATATTAATCCTATTACAGGTGAAGTTACTCCTGTAACTGCCACAGCAGCTCATGGCGAAGCTGGTCAAATGATTAATCAACGTGCTGTAGCTGAAGAACTTGCTACGGCTCATCCTGATGCTGTTGTTGCAGGTAAACCAATATCACATGGTCTATATGAACAAACTAAACAAGCTTACGACAAAGTAAGCAAAGCAGGTAAGTCTTTCTTAGAATCTGCTCAATTTAAAGCATTGACTGGCGGTAACGCTGCTCAAGAAACTAAATTTGGTGACTTATTTAGAAATGCTAAAGGACAAGCAGTAGTTGGTCAAGATGTAGTAGAGAACTTAAAAAATGCTACTACTAAGATGTCTTGGCAAGATGCTGAGAAAGTCCGTACTGCTTTTAATGAATATCTAACTTCTACTACTGGTAAAGCTTCTGAAAAGATGGCTCGTGATGCTTATTCTAAAGAAGCTCTTGCTATTGCTAAAGATGAACTCCCTGGTCTATTTGAAAAAGGTGCTGGAGGTGCTAAAGAAATAAAAGCACACCTATGGAATCTAAGTAAAGTTCCTGAAGGAATGAAACAGTTTAATCAAGAAATGTTATCTTATTTAAATAATGCTACTGTAAAAGATGCTAAAGCAATGTGGCATGAAATAGGTCCTGAAGTACAAAAAAGATTTAATATTCCTGCTGAGAAATATGATGCAATGACAAGTGTTATGAACACTGCAGAAGCTGCTAAACAAATTAATCAATTCCGTAGGTTGTTAATGAAAACTTCTATTCCTGTGGTAGCAGCACCTAGCGATGAAACAAGATGAAAATACTAATTATTGACCCATCAGGCTGCGGTTGCGGTCTTTCCTTTGGTCTTCGTAGTGAAGCTGCAGGACATGAAGTTAAGATGTTCTTACGTCATAACAAAGATGGCTCACGTGCTGAAGTAGGTGACGGTGGTCTCATTAAACGAGTTAGCTCGTGGGAAGACCACATGAAATGGGCTGACTTAATCTTTGTTACAGATAACATCTATTACATTCATGGTCTAGAGCGTTATCGTGACTTAGGCTTTCCTATTTTTGGTGCAAACTTAGCTGGTACTCGTTGGGAACAAGAACGTGACTATGGTGAGCAGATTCTGAACAAAGCAGGCATTGAAACTATTCCTAGCCAAACCTTTGACAACTATGACGATGCTATCGCCTATGTTAAAGAAAACCCACGTCGCTTTGTGTCTAAACCTATTGGTGATGGAGATAAGACTTTATCCTATGTAGCTAAATCTGCTGCTGATATGACTTACATGCTTGGCTATTGGAAGAAAAAGAAATCCTTTAAAGGTAAGTTCATTCTTCAAGAGTTCCGTCCTGGCATTGAGTTCGGTGTTGGTGGTTGGTTTGGTGCTGGTGGCTTCTCTAAGAACTTCTGTGAATCTTGGGAACACAAGAAGCTTATGGATGGTGAATTAGGTGTTACTACTGGTGAACAAGGTACTATTGTTCGCTACACTAAAGAATCTAAACTAGCTGACCAGATGCTCAAGCCACTAGAAAATATGCTTCATGGTATTGACTACACAGGTTATATCGATGTGAACTGCATTATTGACAAGAACGGTAAAGCATGGCCTTTAGAGTTTACTACTCGTCCAGGTTGGCCTTTGTTTAACATTCAGATGTCTTTGCACAAGGGAGACCCTGCCCAATGGATGCTTGACATGATTGATGGTAAAGATACTTTAAAGACTTCAGATAAGATTGCTTGCGGTGTTGTAGTTACCATTCCTGATTATCCTTATAGTCGTATGACTAAGAAAGAAAACTCTGGTTATCCTATTTGGGGCTTAACAATGGAAGATGCCGTTAATGATGTACATCTCTGTGAGGTCCAATGGGGTAAAGGTCCTGCAATGGTTGACGGAGAACTTAAATTAGATGTTCCTATGTTTGTTACTGCTGGTGACTATGTCTGCACAGTAGTAGGCTTAGGAGATTCTATTGAGAAAGCTCGTGATTCAGTCTACGGAAAGATTAAGAAAAAGATTGAGATTCCAAATTCAATCGCTTACAGAACGGACATTGGTGAAAAAGTTCAGAAGTGCTTAGAAGATTTACAAAGCTGTGGCTACGCTGAAGGTGTTGAAGATGGCTGCTAATAACTTACCTCCAATTCCTCAAGATAAGATTGGTGAAGTACAAAGCTGGCGTGATTGGTTTCGTAACTTAGGTACTTACATTCAGCAAGCACAAGGCGGTATTAATGTTTGGTCTATTTTACAAGGCGGTACTGGAGCAAATAACGCATCAGGTGCTCGTATTAATCTAGGTCTAGGTGATATGGCTACTCAGAGTGCTAACAACGTTAGAATTACTGGTGGAACTATTACAGGTATTCCTGGTATTAATCAAGTACAGTCTGACTGGACACAAACCAATACTGCTGCCATAGATTATATTAAACACAAACCTACTGGATATTCTGGAACAATCACTACAGCTAAGTTAACTACGCTTGGCTCTAATGGTAGTATGACATTTACTAATGGTATTTTAACTTCACAGACAGCAGCAACATGAGAACTTCTGACAAAGGTATTGAACAACTTAAAACCTTTGAAGGCTTTCGTAGCATGCCTTACTTAGATACAGCAAGTAAATGGACAGTGGGTTATGGACATTTAATGGTTGTTGGTGATGGTTTAGTTCAAGGAAGCCCTATTACTATGGGACAAGCTACACAACTTCTTAGAGATGATGTTAAGTCTGCTGAGGATTGTGTCAATTCTTCAGCACTAGACCTTACTCAATATGAGTTTGATGCTCTTGTGTCTTTTACTTATAACTTAGGATGCGGTGCTTTTAAGCGTTCTACACTTCTTAAACTACTTAAAGAAGGTAGAAAGAACGAAGCTGCTGTAGAGTTTCCTAAATGGTGTATGGTAAGTAATGGACACAGCGATAGTATTTTAAAGCGTAGACTTGCTGAGCAAGAATGCTTCTTACATGCAAATTATAAAGGATAATCATGCCTCTCAAATCAGGTAGTTCTAAAAAGACTGTGTCATCTAATATTCGTACTTCTATGAAAGAAGGAAAGCCACAGAAACAAGCTATTGCTATTGCACTATCTAAAGCAGGTAAAGCTAAAGTTAAAAGTAAGATTGCCGTTAAGAAAAAGATTAAGTAATGAACAAGTTTAAAGGAATGCTAAAGTCGAGAACTATGTGGTTCTCTGGTTTACTATTCTTACTTGGGGCTATCTCAGATAATTCTTCTTATATTCAAGACTTATTAGACCCTAAGGTATACAGTATCTCTATGTTTGTTATTGGTATTGTCATAGCTTATCTTAGAGCTACGACAACTAAACCTTTGGATGATAAATAATGTTTCCTTTATCGGTATTAACTTATGTCAAAATGGGAGTATGTGTTGCTTTATTGGCTGGTACTTGGTATCTTGGCTATAGCTTTGAGCATAAACGATTCGTTGACTTTCAACATGTGGTTAGAGAAGAAGCAGCGAAGCAAGAAGCAAAAGTCGAATCAATCACAAAACAACAAACATTAGTTACAAAAGGAATTCAAGATGAATATGAAGCTAAGCTGTCTGCTATTAGGAACTACTATAAGTCTACTAGCGTGTGGAACAACCCCAGTACCAGTAAAGTGTCAGGACTTTCCACAGCCCCCAGCGTCACTGATGTTATCTCCGCCTACAATGTTCTTGCTGGACAATGTGCAACCTCGACTTTAATGTTATCTGAGCTTCAAAAATGGGTCAGAGAACAGGCTGGTATCAAATAAATTTCCCTATCGGTAACTTTTTGCTCATTTGGGCAATATTTTGACCATTTATTCCCGTTCGGTAAATAAAAAAGACCCTCCGAAGAGGGCCATCAAATCACAACTTCAAGGAAACTTACAAGACCTGTTCAGGGTCTGGGTAATTAGGTGGCTGTAGTTCTCTAAACATAGAGATAGTCTGTAGCTCCAGCATTTTGTCATTAATAGGTGTTAGCATTTTCTTAATGTCATTCCACAGAACAATAAATTCTAATGGGTCCATCTCATCAAAGCTTGCAGCACCTTCCATGCAACGCTTCATCACTAAAGGCTGAACTTCATCAGCCAAGTTAAGCACTTCATTCAAACGTTGCATTCCAAACATAAACTCTTGTTTATCAATCATATCTTTCTCCTTATTTAACTGGACAAACTCCGCCTGCGCATTCGAGGTCACCTTCAAACGAAGCATCTTCCACCTTGGTAATTAGCTTTGTACAACCAACTAAAGCATCATACGCTTCTTTTGTAATCTCTTCAAGAGGAGCTTGTTTAAAGCCATGCTCATTGTGGAGTAAAAACGACAGTGATTTATGGTTATTCTTGTAGTTCTTAGCCAAGTATTTCTTAATCTCTGGCAACTCTTCCTTACGATAATAGACAGTACAGCTCACGCTATTGTCTGACCAGTTCTCTTGCAACCACTTAACTACTTCTAGTTGGTCAATAGCAGTCATCTCAGCAGCAATCTTTGTACCTTCAGGATAAGCAAAAGGAAAAGATACTACCATTGTACTGTGGTCATCAGTGCCATCAAAGTTACGCTGGAACTCTACAGGGTATCCATGCTCACGACACACCTGCACTAAGCTATGGTCCGCAGCGATACGGATACGTCTAATCATGTAGTGGCTATAAGCAGGGTGGCATCCTGAGGTTACACCTGGTAACAACGATAGAGTGCCTGAAGGTTTAACTGTAGTCAACTTGATTGATTCAGGAAAACCATGCTTAGCAGAGTACTCTTTATCAAAAGCACGTAGCTCTGTATAGGCTTCATTCAACCAAGAGCGTTGTTCGTCAGAAGCCTGGAGAACTCCAGTAACGCCAATACCCATACGCATATTCTTATGGACGATATCGGCTGTTTCCTGTAAATGGCAAGGAAGAGAAAGGCTATGCTTATTAATGCGATAAAGGAGTGT